TCGGGTTATGACCTTCCCATATTTAGTTTTGAAAATAAAGATGATTCTATTAAGTTTTTTATTGAATCATATAGAGAATATGTGACAATAATAGATAAGTTATTAGAACTTAATAATAGTATTGCAAATTACAATGAAAGACTTGCAACTGCCTTAACATACCTATACTTTTCAACTATTTTCTACCCTTATGGTAAAACACCACCAAATAATACGGGTGACAAAATGAAAAGAGAAACCGACAGACTAATTACCAATGAAACCATAACTCAAGGTAATTTCGATACAGTTAAACAAAAAATGTTAAATGCTTGTGAAAGGATATTATGTCCTGAGTGTAGATAATAAAAAAATTGTTATAATTAGAATAATTGCGTTTTTCATATATTTATTAATAAAAAAGGTTATGAACATAAAAAATCTATTGGATAGTTACCTTATGAAAGATACTAGAATCACAGAAAGAGAGGCTGGTAATGGGTATAAGGAAGTTTGTGATTTAGACACGGGTGACTGTTATACTGTTAGAATGAAAGACGGTTTAATTGAAAGAGTGGATAACACCATGAAATTAAACAGAACTTTAAAAGTTGAAACGCCAACGGGAACAAAAACCCTGTTAAATGGTTAATAAAATAATATTATGAGTATTGATAAAAAAATATTAAAAGAGATTCAGAAATATAATACTATTAACAAGTATATTTCAGAACAATTCGACGCTGAAGCACCTGAAACAGATGCTGCAGCACCAACAGATACAGCACTTCCAGCTGATGGTGCGGCAACAACAGATGCTGGTGTTGACGCTATACCTGAACCTGTAGATATTGCTAATGACCCAGACGTTGAGGTTGTGGATGATACTGAAGGTGACGTTGCAACAGACGTAACAAGTACAGAACCAACTGAAGAAGGTGGAACAGAAGAGTTAGATATTACTGATTTAGTTACATCACAAAAAGATATACAATCTAAACAAGATGAATACATGAATACTATGTTTTCAAAATTAGGTGATTTAGAAGAGAAGCTTTCAGCAATGGATGCAATTTTTAATAAAATTAATGATATTGAAAACAAAATCGAAAAGTATCGTGAAAAAACTCCTGAAGAGAAATTATCTTTGAGAAGTTTAGATAGTTACCCATATAATCAAAAGTTGAGTGATTTTTTCATGGACAAACAAGATGAGTTTGAAAAAACGGGTAAAAATGAGTATATTCTAACAAGTGATGAAGTTGAAAATTTTTCACCAAATGAGATTAAAAATACTTTTAATAAATTTGAACAAGACAATAACAATTTTTAATTTTTTAAAAAAATATTTTTTCACAAAAGACCACTTCGGTGGTCTTTTTTTATTTGAATGAGTTTGACTTATTTAGTGTTTTGATTATTATTGATTACAAGATAAAAGAGATAAACCTTTAATTAAAACAACAAAAAAATGAGTAATTCTAGTTTAGATGCGGTTCTAGCTCAATACGAGAAGAACACAACTTCCACAACAAGTGGAACAGGAATGTCGCAAGACGAAAGAATGAAGAAGTATTTTACTACTATTCTTCAGAAAAATGAAAAAACGGGACAAAGAAGAGTTCGTATTCTCCCAACATCTGACGGTTCATCACCATTCAAAGAAGTATGGTATCATGAACTACAAGTAAACGGACAATGGGTTAAGTTATATGACCCAGGAAAAAATGACGGTGAGCGCTCACCTTTAAATGAAGTTTACGAAGAGTTGATTTCAACAGGAAAGGCTTCAGATAAAGAATTGGCTCGTCAATACCGTTCACGTAAATTCTACATTGTTAAGGTTGTTGACCGTGACAGAGAAGAAGACGGAGTTAAATTTTGGAGATTTAAAGATAATTACAAACAAGAAGGTATTTTGGATAAAATTATTCCTATTTGGAAACAAAAGGGTGATGTTACCGACGCTGAGAAAGGTCGTGATTTGATTATTGAATTGACAAAAGCTAAGACTCCCGCAGGTAAAGAATACACAATCACACAAACAATTATGTATGATGACCCATCACCACTTCATGATGATTCTTCAACTATGAAAGAATGGATGGAAGATGAATTGACTTGGGCTGATGTATATTCTAAAAAACCTGTTGAATACCTTGAGGCAATCGCTCGTGGTGAGACTCCTGTATGGGATTCTGAATTGAAAAAATATGTTTATGGTGATGACTATGAGATGACTATGGGTGGTAGTTCTTCTCCTAAGGCAGACCCACAAGCAAGTATGGATGTTGACGAAGACCTTCCATTCTAAAAACTAATCTGATGGTGCAGGCTTTGTCTGCACCATCTTTTATAATTTAAAAGAATATGGCAATCAAGAAAAAAGATTTCGGTAGTATTAAAAAGAAGTTCTCAACTTCTGCTAAATTTAAACCACAAAGGTTCTTTGATTTAGGTCAAGATTTTTTGGATGCGGTTGGAGTACCTGGTCCTGCTATGGGTCATTTAAATATGTTCTTGGGTCATTCAGATACTGGAAAAACAACAGCGTTAGTTAAAGCGGCGGTTGATGCTCAGAAAAAAGAAATTTTACCTGTCTTTATTATTACAGAACAAAAATGGTCTTTTGACCACGCAAAACTTATGGGTTTTGAATGTGAAGAAGTGGTTGATACAGAAACGGGAGAACTTGATTGGGATGGATTTTTCTTGTTCAATAATAACTTTGAATATATTGAACAAATTACAGATTACATCAACGAGTTATTAGATGCACAGGAAAAAGGTGAGATTGAGTACGATTTATTATTCTTATGGGATTCGGTTGGTTCAGTACCCTGTAAGATGACCTTTGAAGGTAAAGGTGGTAAACAACATAACGCTGCGGTATTGGCTGACAAGATTGGTATGGGAATCAACCAAAGAATTTCAGGTTCAAGAAAATCAGAATCAAAATATGAAAACTCATTGGTTATTGTAAATCAGCCGTGGGTTGAATTACCTGACAACCCATTTGGACAACCAAAAATTAAAGCAAAAGGTGGTGAGGCAATTTGGTTAAACTCATCTTTAGTATTTTTGTTTGGTAACCAAAAAGGGGCTGGTACTACAAAGATTTCCGCAGTCAAAGACAAAAGAAAAGTTAAGTTTGCAACAAGAACCAAAATTTCTGTTATGAAAAACCACATCAATGGATTGGGTTATGAGGACGGAAAGATTTTGGTAACGGCGCACGGATTTTTGGCGGGTAAAGACCCGGCAGAAGAGAAGAAGTCTATTGAAGGTTACAAGGCCGAACAATCAGACTATTGGAAAGACATCATCGGTACAGGTGGTGAGTTTAGGTTAGAAGAAGAAACGTTGGACCTTTAAAATAAAAGTTTGTGGTAAAGACACTATTAGTTGATGGTGACAACTTATTCAAAATTGGTTTTCATGGGGTTAGAGATTACTACCACGAAGGAAACCATATAGGTGGAATTTACCACTTCATCAACGTACTCAAAAAGTTCTTAGAAGAACACAATTACGATAAAGTTATAGTCTTTTGGGATGGTAATAACAATGCCTCCCAAAGACGTGCTTTATATCCCCAATACAAAGAGAATAGACGTGAGACGATGAACGAGATAAAGAAACAATCGTTCTATCACCAGAAGTCTCGTGTGTGTCTTTATTTAGAGGAAATGTTTATTCGTCAAGTACGACTTGACGGTTGTGAATCTGATGACGCGATTTCTTATTACTGTCAGATTTCTCAAGACGAACACAAAACCATTTTTTCATCCGACAAAGATTTAACTCAGTTAATTTCAGACAGAGTACAAATTTATTCACCACTAAAACGAGAATATTTTAAAAAGGGTGATAAAATTAAATTTGATTACATTGAGGTTATACCTGAGAATGTTGTTACACTTAAAACCTTAACAGGTGATAAGTCAGACAATATTGATGGTGTATTGAGATTGGGAGAAAAGACAGTTTTGAAATTCTTTCCTGAGATAGTTGACACTCCCACTTCTATTGATGATATTTTAACCCATGCTGAAGAATTAGTTAAAGAAGAAACAAAAAATAAAACTCTAAAAAATCTTATTGAAGGTGTAACCAAAAATGGTACATACGGAAAAGAAATTTTAGATGTTAACAAAAGAATCGTAGATTTGTCTAACCCATTAATTAGTGACGAAGGAAAAGAAGAGATAGATTTATATTACCGTGAAGAATTAGACCCTGAAGGTAGGGGGTATAAGAACTTAATAAAGTACATGATGGAAGATGGACTTTTTAAATACCTACCAAAAAAAGACAATGCTTGGGTTGAATTCCTACAACCCTTTATGAAACTTACAAGAAAAGAAAAAAGAAGATTTAATAACAAAAAATAAAATTATGAAAGAGCAAAATGATGTAGTAAAATTAGAATTTCTGTTGATGCTGAATGACAACATTGTGGTACAACGTTATTTTAATGTTAGAGGTTACAACCCAAACGCGAGAAAAAGTTTGGAGATTGTTAAAGCTTTGCATGAAACAATTGACACCATCAAAACCGATTTGACCAACAAATCATGTTTCTATTTGTTGGAAAATTATGAACAAATTTTGATTGATGAGGAGATTCTAAATACCTCAAATACTGATGGTCCTGAGAATTTTTTCATGTCAATTAAGATTGGTGATGAGACAATTTGTCAGTCTGGATGGGATGCAAAACTATACCCACCTAAGGTAAGATACACCGTAGACATACGCCCACACCTAAAAAGTATCTTAAGGAACTTGACTGACATTTTTTCAAGCGAAAATTTAACACACGAGTACATGGGTTATTCCCTAGTTTAATCATATTTATAAAAACTCACACTTTAAATTTAGAGGAATTATGTCAGACGAAAAAAATTTTGGATATCTAGGAAACACATTTCAAATACAACTAATTAACAACATTATATTATATAAAGATTTCGCAAATTCTATCGTTGATGTTCTAGACCCAAAATACTTTGATAATCAATATTTTCGTTTGATTATGCAAATGATTAAGGAGTATTATGTTAAGTACGAACATGCTCCTACATTTGAAACATTAGAACAATTAACCAAAAGTGAGATATCAAGTCCTATGGCCCAAAAAATGGTCCTGGATATGGTCTCACAGGTAAAAGAGGCACCATTTCAGGGTCATCAGTTTGTCCAAGAGAAGTCATTAAAGTTCTGTAAACAACAAGAATTACAGAAGGTTATGGGTAAGGCTCAAAAGATAATTGATAAGGGTGATTTTGAGAGCTACGATAAGCTCGAGGAAATGGTTAGAGAGGCTTTACAAGTAGGAGAATTGAATCAAGGTATAGATGATGTATTCTCAAATTTAGACCAAGTACTACAAGATGATTTTAGACACCCAATACCCATTGGAATACCTGGTATTGATAACTGTTTAAAAGGTGGATTAGCTAAGGGTGAGATTGGTGTTATTTTGGCACCAACAGGTGTTGGTAAAACAACTGTTCTAACCAAAATTGCTAATCACGGATTCAATCTTGGATATAACGTACTTCAGATATTTTTTGAGGATAACCCTAAGATTATTCAAAGAAAACACTTTACACTTTGGACAGGGATTGCCCCTGACAACTTGTCTTTACATAAAGATGAGGTTATGGACAAAGTTAAATCCATTCAAGATACGACACCAAATAAGTTAACATTAAAAAAATTACCTTCTGACACCTTAACTATGAATCAGGTTAAAAACCAAATTCGTAAAATGATT